CCACGCTTGCGCAGGCCGACGAACTCGACGCGGTTGCTGCCGCGCTTGAGCCCGTCGCGCCGCCGCCCGTAGAGCCGCCGGTCGAGCCGCCTGCGCCACCCCCTGTCGATCCGCCAGCCCCACCGCCCGTGGAGCCTCCTGCGCCGCCTCCGGTGGATCCGGTTGACCCCGAGCCCGAGCCGCCCGAGGAACCGCCCCCGGTCGAGCCCACCGGCGAAACCGAGATCCTCGCTACCGTCGCGCCCAACCACGTGCTGGACGTGTACTTCAGCCCGGAGAAGCCTGGCAGCGACGAGGACGGCGGCTACAACCGCCACCCGGTGGTCTTTTTCTGGGACCGCCCAGGCCTGATCACCTGGGAATGGACCTGGGCGCAAGGCGTCGATCCGGCCGGCCGGCGTATGCGCCTGCTGGTCGATGGCCAGCCCGTCACCGACTGGGTATCGCCCAACCCGGCCGCCAAGGGCCGCTATGCGTTCGCGTTCGACCTGCCGGACGGCCACTACCTGGCCGACGTGGAAGCCGAAGACCCGGCGCAGCAGCCGAAGGTCATGCGCAAGCCCTTCGTGGTCAACCGCAGCGGCCAGGCCCTGCCTGAGCAGACCCCGTGGCGGGCGTGCACGCGCTTCGACCAGTCCTACATCGGCCTGCCGAACTACGCCGTCAAGGTGCGCTATCCGGGGCATCTGCCGGTGCCCAAGACCTATCCGCTGAAGCCGCGCGAGATCAAGCCGTACAGCCACATCCCGCCGCGCAATCAGATGTGGTGCCGACGCATTTCGCAGCACTTCGGCGCGGCCTCCACGCCGCGCTTCACGCTGATCCCGACCGGCGACAAGACCATCGAGCTGGACCAGAAGTATTTCTATCAAACCGCCACCACGGTGGGCCAGTTCGACGCCGGCCGCTCGGCGCCGCGCCACACCATGCGCGACGGCCCGCGCGGCCTGTCCACGCTCGGCCCGGTCTACAAAATCATCATCCGCTCAGGCGGCAACGGCTTCTACTTTTCGGAGTCCACCGGCCGCCTGGGGCTGATGAAGTGGGACGGCACGGTCATCACCGAAGGCGGCTGGTACTTGCCGCCCGACCGCCTGAAGGCGCACGGCGCCCTCGTCGGCCCCGGCTACATGTACGCCTCGCGGCCTGAGCACAAGGCGTTCTACGAAAGCACCTGGGAGCACTTCGGCGACTTCTCGCAGGTGCCGGGCACGCATCGCACGTTCGGACCTTGGGGCTTCTGCGTCGCCTAGCGCCGCGCTGACGGGACCATCGACAACCGTGACGGGCACGAGTTCTGGTGGTTCGACACCGACAACAACGCGATCATCTTCGACAACCACTGGACCGCGCACAAGCAGGCCAACTATGAGCGCGCTCACTTCGAGCCCTTCGGCTACGTGTCGCCGCCGGCCCCGACGGGCACCTCCCAGATGTACCTGTTTGCCGGCGCGGCCGACCGCAAGCCAAGCTATGGCTTGCACGGCCCCTGGGACGGCGACATGCGCCCGCAGGACGGCAAGATCTACTGGTCCAACTTCGACGCCAACAGCCTGGCGCGGGCCAACAGCGACGGCACCGGCATCGAAGAATTCGCCTCGTCGCGTGTCTACACCGATGCCGAACTGAACATCCCGCGCCGGCTGGAGCAGGGCAACACCGACCCCATCGTGCTGATGGGCGGCGTGGTCGGCGCAACGCTGGCCGACTTCGCCACGGCGGTCCCCGCGGGCGCCGTCACCATCAACGGCAAGCCGCTGCCTGCGCTGCCCGCGGCCAAGAAGCGGACTCAGCGCCTGGCCGACATCGCCGGGGCTGTCAACGCGATTGGCGCCGACGTGCGCGCGGCCGTCGTCGGCAGCATCCGCGTGGTGCTGGAAAAGACCGAGTACATCACCGCCGGCATCGAGGTTGTCTCGACGCCCGAGGGCCTGGCCGGCACCGGCCTGGACACCCAGACCACCGAGAGCGTCGTGCGCGACGGCCCCATCGGCGTGGCCACCATCGTGCGCCCGCAGGCGGTGCGCTTCGACTCGCAGGGGCTGATGCTCAACCTTGAGCGCTACACCTACGCGCTGCGCGAGTTCAACCCCGACACCTTGATGATCCGCACGCTGGCCTGCGTGCAGTATTTCAACGGCGGCAGCAGCAGCAGCGGCAACAACGATGTTTCGTTCGATGTCAACGTCGACGGCACCTGCGGCCCGCAGGACTGCCTCTACATCACCGGCTGGGGCAACAGCACCAGCTGCATCTACGCGCGTGACGGCACCTTGCTGTCCAGCACCATCGCCACGGTCAGCGGCAGCCAAGACCTGAGCAACGGCCCGCTGGACAAGGCGCGCGCAGCGGGCTACGCCTGGGGCGTCGGTTGTGGCGGTGGGCGCGTGATGTTGGTGGGCAATGCCGCCGGCTCGCAATGCCTGGAAATGACGCTGATGAACGACGGCGACCCGCGCCCGTCGGCAGCCGTATTCGCGGGCCGCCTGGCCTATTACGCCAGCCCCATGTGCCTGTCGCACGGCCCCGAAGGGCAGGGCGAGCTTGGCCTGCCGACCATCGAGGAGATGGGCTCGTGGCCTGACGACAAGCTGCGCTCCTACGCCTCGCAGTTCGAGATCACCAAGCTGGACGAGTTCGTGGCCTGGGTGCGCTACTCGACCATCGACCAGGACTACGGCGTCGAGGTGTAGACATGGCAACGCCGCGCGACCAAGAGGTCTACACCTACCAGCTCACGGCGGGCACGAACACGTTCTCGCATCCGGTTCGGGACGGCGCGAATCGGTTCATGTTGGTCGAGTTGATGGGCCGCTTCGATTCGGTCACGTCCGTCACGTACAACGGATCGGCCATCAACGCGGTTGTTGGGTCGAGTGTGGGGGCCGGCGCTGCCGGTACTGCGCATCGCCAAGTGGCGATGTACTACCTGGTGGCGCCGACTGTCGGCACGGCTTCTCTGGTTGTCACGGTATCCGGGAATAACCAGGGCACCGTGCGCGTGCGCAACATGGTGGACGTGGACCAGTCCACGCCGCTGCGCAGCCAGGGCGGCGGCAACTTCGCGGCGTCCGCGTCGGGCGCCAGCAGCACGAGCGACACCCTCAGCGTCACATCGGTTGCCGGCGACTTGGTGCTGGACCTGATCGCGGTCAGCACGACCGGAACGATTGGAGCCGGGCAGACGAGAGCGGGCTACGGCACGCAGCCGACCAACCAGTACGCCAGCACCAAGGTTGCGACGGGCACGTCTGAATCCATGGCGTGGACGTACTCAAGCGGCACGTTCGGCCACTGCGCAATCTCTATCGTCGGATCGACGGCCACGCAGCCGGCCAAGGCCGACTACACGGGCGGGCGCGGCAAGAAGACGTGGATCGTCTCCAGCACCGTCACCACTGGCGGCGAAGTGGTGGCTGCGGGCGCCACGGTGTACATGCCCGTCGCGCCGTCGGCCGAGAGCAGCACCACGTCATCGGCCAACCGCACCCGCGCAAGGGTTGCGGGCACATACCGCACGCCGAAGATTCGCATCGTCGCCAACGCGGCCACATCTGCAAGCACGGCGGTCCTGCAGGAAGACGGGGTCGACACCAGCGTCACGATCACGATTCCGGCCGGCACGACGGGCCTGATTGCGGGCACCGGGTCCGTGGCGGTCAGCGGGTCCTCCTCGCTGTCATGGCGCGTCACCAACGGCGGCGGCGGGTCCATCGCCATGACCATGACGCAGCTCGAGTTCGAGCCGTCTGGCAGCGACACGATCACCCTGCTGTCCGCGCACTCGTCCAGCGCGCTGCAGCTCACGGCGGGTGCGACGCATCACCTGCGCGTGACGGGCTCGCGCGGCTCGGCCGCAGGCATCGCCGAGAGCGAAGCCCTCGTCAAATCGCCCATTGCGGGCGTCTGGAGCGGGCTGGAAATCATCAAGGTGGGCAACACCACCACCGGCACGGTGGACGTGTACAGCCGCATCAACGGCGCCAACGGCAACCAGACGCTTTCGTGGGCGGCTTCGGGGTCCGCCTCTCAAGAGGACACGACGCACAGCGACACCATCGCCGACGGCGACAACATCGCCTGGCGCGCGGTCATCGGCGCCGGGACGGGGACCTGGGAAAACGAGCGCTGGTCTAGCCGCATCGCCAATGCGAACGGCGAATACCTGCTTGCCACTGGCGCCGCGCCCGGCGTCGGCGCAGCCGCCCTGCAGGCCGGGGACAACTTCCTTCCGTTGGCGGGCGAAATGGCCCGCAGCAGCGCCGAGTCTGCGGTGCAGGCCGAGGCGCCGTTCAACCTGGCCGCCAAGCGCCTGTGGGTCGAGGTCGGCGAGAACACCGCGCTGCTGCCGGCCTATGTGGTGCTGCGCGTCAACGGCGCCGACACCGCGCTCAAACTCGAAATCCAGCCCGGCATCGAAGGCGCGTACTACGCGGACGTGTGGAACACGGTCAACATCAATGCCGGCGATCTGGTCTGCATCAGCGCGTCATCCTCGGCTGTCAACAACGCCATCCGGTTGCGTTCTGCCGGCATCGTGGGCATCGAGCGCGTGGCCGCTGCCAACACCTTGACTGTCAGCCAAGGCAGCTATGCGGTGGCGGGCCAATCGGTCAACCTGCGCGCCGCGCGCCGCATGGCCGTCACCCAGGGCGCCTATGCCATCAGCGGTCAGCCCGTGGGCTTGCGTGGTGCGCGGCAACTTGCAATCGCGCAGGGCGCCTATGTGTTGGCCGGGCAGAGCGTCACGCTCACCAAGTCGGCGGCCGGCGGCCTGGTTGTCACGCAGGGTGCGTATGCCATCGCGGGGCAGCCTGTGGATCTGCGCGCCGCGCGTCGCTTGGCGGTGAGCCAGGGCGCCTACGCGCTCGCGGGTCAAAGTGTCACCCTTACCAAGACCGCGGCCAACGCCCTGGCAGTCACGCCAGGCAGCTACACGCTCAACGGCCGCCCCGTGGACCTGCGCGCGGCGCGGCGCATGGCCGTCAGCCAGGGTGCCTATGCGCTGGCCGGGCAGAGCGTCACTCTCACGCGCTCCGGCGTGGGCTATACCCTGGCCGTCACGCCCGGCGCGTACTTGCTCGGCGGGCAGCCTGTCTCGCTGCGGGCAGCGCGGCGCCTGGCCGTCACGCGCGGCACCTACAGCCTTAGCGGCATGCCGGTCACGCTGCAATACAGCGGCATCGAGGTCTACGACCGCGCGCCGCTGCCCATCAACCTGCCGCGCAGGCCCAAGCGCCGCATCGGCTCGCTACTCAAGGAGCAGTGATGCAAGACACCCTTGTCGCAGGCGAAACGCTCAACTTCCTCGCCATAACCACAGACTACCCAGCCAGCGCCGGCTGGGTCGTCACGCTGTACCTCAACCCGCGCGCAGGCGGCACCGCCACCAGCGTGACCGGCACTGCCAGCGGTGACGACCACCTGCTGCAGGTCAGCGCCGCCACCACCGCGGGCTGGGCCCCGGGCGCGTGGGCCTGGGAGACCTGGGCCGCCAAGGGAAGCGAGCGCTACCGCCTGGAGGCGGGCCAACTGCAGGTGCAGGCCGGCCTCATCGGTGCCGCGGCGGGTCTTGACACGCGCAGCCAAGCGCAGCGCGCGCTCGACGATGCCGAGGCCGCGCTCGCCGCCTGGACGCCGACCACCAAGCGCTACCGCATCAACGGCCGCGAGATGGAATTCAACGCGCCGGCCGACATCATTGCCGTCATCAACCACTGGCGCACCGCCGTCAAGCGTGAGCAGGCAGAGCAGGCCATGGCCGCTGGCCGTCGCAACCCGCGCAAGCTGCAGGTCAGCATAGGCCGCGCGTGAGCGGAACGATTCGGCCTTAACCGTTCCGCGCCGGTGGGAAACCATCGGCGCCATGCTTGAACGCCTGCGCACCCGCGTCGCCCGATGGCTGGCCCCTGCCGGCCAGCGCTCTCGCGTCGGCCTGCGCATGTACGGCGGCGCCCGCAACACCAAGACCACCGCCTACTTCGGCGGCACCACCACCTCGGCCGATGCCGAGCTGAACAGCTCGCTCGCCCAGTTGCGCAGCCGCAGCCGGCAGATGGTGCGCGACAGCGGCTACGCCAAACGCGCCAAGGCCGTGCTGGTCAACAACACCATCGGCACCGGCGTCGGTCTGCAGGCCCAGGTGATGGGCACGCGCGGCGAGCTCAACAAGCGCGTCAACGACGACATCGAGCGCGCGCACCGCGAATGGTCGCGCGCCGACAGCTGCCACACCGGCGGCAAGCTGCACCTGGCCGACATGGAGCGCGCGCTGCTGGGCGAGGTGGCCGAGGCCGGCGAAGTCTTCGTGCGCCTGCACATGCGCCCCTTCGGAGCCAGCAAGGTGCCGCTGGCGCTGGAGGTCATCGAAGCCGAGCGCATCGCCGACCACATCGTGCTGCCCGGGCCGCTGGCCGCCGGGCACGAAGTGCGCATGGGCGTCGAGGTCGACCGCTTCCAGCGCCCCGTGGCGTACTGGATTCGCCAGCGCCACGCCGGCGACATCCTGCCGGGCGCATCGGGCGGCAGTGAACACGCCGAGCGCGTACCTGCAGGCCAGGTCCTGCACCTTTGTCTCACCACGCGCTGGCCGCAGACCCGCGGCGAGCCGTGGTTCCACACCGCCGTGCGCAAGCTCGACGACGTCAACGAGTACAGCCAGCACGAGATCAGTGCCGCGCGCGCCTCAGCGGCCTACTTCGCCACCATCAAGACGCCCGAGGCCGACAACCCGCTGCAGGACGATGAAGACGAGGGCGTGATGAACATCGAGCCGCTCACCATCCAGGAACTGCGGCCCGGCGAAGAGCTCGACTTCCACACGCCCAACCGGCCCAACGCCGCCTTCGACGGTTTCATGCGCGCCATGCTGCGCGAAATCGCCGCCGGCATAGGCATCAGCTACGAATCGCTGAGCCGCGACTACAGCCAAAGCAACTACAGCAGCAGCCGCCTGGCCCTGCTGGACGACCGCGACGGCTACCGCGCCTTGCAGCAGTGGTGGGTGCGCTCGTTCCGCGACCCGCTGTACCGCCTGTGGCTGCAGCAGGCCGTGTTGGCGCGCGCCATCCCGGCCGTGCCCGTCGACGCCTACGCCGTCGACATGGCGCGCTACGAAGCCGTGCTGTGGAAGCTGCGCGGCTGGAGCTGGGTCGACCCCACCAAGGAAGTCAACGCCTACAAAGAGGCCGTCAAGGCCGGCTTCACCACGGTCACCGACGTGATCGCCGCCACCGCCGGCGGCATGGACGTGGAAGACGTGGTCGTCACGCGCCAGCGCGAGCTGGCGCTGTTCGAAGACGCGGGCATCGAACTCGACACAACCGTCTCGGCAGTGCAGACGCCGGCGCCTGTGGCTGGCCCAGGGCCGACGGAGCCGGACGACGACGAAGGTGAACCCGCAGGAGCAGGCCGCGTGCTGCCCATCCGCCCGCGCACAGGAGGCGCCACCGCATGAGCGACAACAACCGCCAGGCGCAGGTGCTGCGCACGCTCACCTTCGACATCGCCGCGCGGGCATCCGATGACGTGATCCCCGTCGTCGTGTCGAGCGATGCGGTGGTCGAGGTCAGCGACGGCCCCGAGATCCTGGTGCACACCGCCGAGGCCATCGACCTGCAGCGCGCGCCGCTGCCGATCATCGCCACCCACCGTGGCGGGCAGATCAACGTCGGCCTTGTCGACAACCTGCGCGTCGACCGCGGCCTGTTGCGCGGCGACGCGCGCTTCGGCGAGCGGCAGGAAGCCGCCGAATACAAGCGCGACGTGCTCGGCGGAATCATCCGCTCGGTCAGCGCCGGCTATGCCCGCGTGAAGGCCAAGCTGCGCAACGACGGCGTGCTTCTCACCACGCGGTGGATGCCCACGCACGTGGCCATGGTCGCCGAACCCGCCGACGTGCGCGCCGGCTTCTACCGCTCCGCGCCGGCCTTCGAGGTCGAGCGCGAAGAACCCGTTTCTCAACCCGCCGCTCCCGCGGCATCTGTAAGGAGCATCGCCGTGAGCGATCAAACGAACGCCGCCGCGGGCGCCAACGCGGAAGACCAGCAGCAACAGCAGCAACAGCCGCAAACCCGCGGCCTGCCGGCCCAGCCTGCGCAGGGCCCGTCGCCCAGCCAGGCGCTGGAGCTGGAGCGCGCCCGCAAGCGCGGCATCGAGAACCTGTGCAAGGCCAACGGCATCGCCGACAACCAGCGCGACTACTGGGTCAACGCCGGCCTGTCCATGGAGGCCGTCTCCGATGACCTGCTGAAGATCATCCAGGAGCGCGGCGAGCGCAACCCGCAGAGCAAGGCCAAGCTCGACCTCACCACCGACGAAACCCGGCAGTACAGCATCGTGCGCGCGCTGCGCGCCGCCGCCGAGAACAACTGGACCGGCGCCGGCTTCGAGCTGGAGTGCTCGCGCGAGATCGCCAAGCGCATGAACACCGTGCCGGACTCGAAGAAGTTCTTCGTGCCCTTCGAGGTGCAGGCTCGCCAGCTGCCGGTGCCGGAGCACCTGCGCGGCCGCCGCGACCTGACGGTCGCCAGCGCAAGCGGCGGTGGCTACCTGGTGGCCACCAACAACGTCAGCTTCATCGAGATGCTGCGCAACCGCTCGGTGGCCTACCGCATGGGCGCCACGCGCCTGGGTGGCCTGCAGGGCAACGTCACCGTGCCCAAGCAGACCGGTGCGGCCACCTGGTACTGGCTGTCCAGCGAAAGCACGACCATCACCGAGAGCCAGCAGACCCTCGGCCAGATGGCGCTCAGCCCCAAGACCGGCGGCGCCTACACCGAGATCAGCCGCCAGCTGCTGCTGCAGAGCAGCCCCGACGCCGAAGTGCTGGTCACCTCCGACCTTGGCCGAGTCGGCGGCCTGGGCATCGACAGCGCCGTGCTCGCGGGCAGCGGCGCCAGCGGCCAGCCGACGGGCATCACCAACACCGCCGGCATCGGCAGCGTCACGGGCACGTCCATCGACTTCGCCAAGGTGCTGGAGTTCCAGACCGACATCGCCACCGCCAACGTGCTGCCCGAGCGCGGCGGCTACGCCACCACGCCCACCGTTGCGGCCCTGCTGATGCAGCGCGTCAAGTTCAGCGGCACCGCCAGCCCGCTGTGGGAAGGCAGCATCTGGGACGGCCAGATGTGCGGCTTCGGCGCCATGAGCTCCAACCAGATGGCCGCCGCCAGCATGCTGTTCGGCGACTGGTCCTCGGTGGTCGTGGCCGAGTGGGGCGTGCTCGAGATCGACGTCAACCCCTTCGCCAACTTCCAGGCCGGCATCGTGGGTGTGCGCGCCATGGTCAGCATGGACTGCGGTCTGCGCTACC